TGTAACTTGTGCGCTAATCTGCTGCTTGAAACCTGAGAGATCTTCCTTTAGTTTATCTTCTAAAGGTTTTAAATCAGAAGGTCTACCATCCCGCCCCGCTGGACCAATCGGACCTGCTGGACCTTGCGTTCCGGTTTCACCTCTTGGTCCGATAAGACCACGATCTCCACGTTTGCCCTGCGGTCCTTGTTCACCTCTTTCACCGACTGGACCTTGTATTCCCGCTGGACCCTGTATACCATCATTACCTTTTGGACCTCTCTCGCCTTGCTCAACTATAATAAGTTTTGGCTTCTCGCCGTCTTCAGTTACAAAATTAATCTTTTTCAGAGATTTACGAATTTCACTTTTGGCAAGTTCCAGAGCAGCATTAAGTAATTTTGCTTTCTCTAGTTCGTTCATCGAATTTATTCCTCGTAATCGTCTGTGCCTAGATTTTCTAGTAGATTACTCATTTTCGCAATTAGTTTTCGATCCTCTTCATTCATTTCTACAGGTTCAAAGTTTTCTTCCTGTACGTCTGGTTCGCTATCGTCTTCAATACCATCGTCATTCATTGGGCTGTCTTCATCAGACTCTTCTCTTTTAATCTGCTTATCCATGTCACGAATTTCTTCTTCTGACATTTGTAGCACATTTTTACGAACCCAGTCAAGTGAATAAAATTTACCAACGTATTGTTCCACTTCACCCATAAGACGCATTCGTTCGGTTAGGACTTCAGCATTCTTTAGTTCAGTAAAATAACTGTCATGTGGGAAATCGTAATAGAGATTGTCTCTCAACTCTTTCCATTGTTTGCGGTTGATAACCCCCTTGAGAACTAATTGAATCTCAAGGAGGTTATCGAACAAGTGGGTAAATCTAGCACGAAGTCTTTCAATAAACCGTGTAAACTTTAGTTCGTCCCGTGTAACCTCACTTGTGCGTCCGAGGTTGAACTGTCCTTCCGACTCCATTCGTGTGATAGGGACATTCAAAGACTTGTAAAGTTTGCGACGGAAATAATCAACATCATCCATCTCACCCAAGTTCTGACCACCTGGAAGCGTTGTAATTTCTGTTCCCCTGCCGCCTTCTCTGCGTGGGAGCCAAAAGTCTTCCATCATGGTCATAAATTTACGATCATCACGGACTTCACCGCTAGACGCATCGTATACCAATTTATTCTTATGCTTTGCCATCATGTCAGCAAGATATTGTTCTGCTTTCATCTTAGGCAAGTTACCAACGTCGATATAGAAGATCCGGCGCTCAGGCGCACGAGATAGTCTGTAAATGACTGTAGCATCTTCAAGTGTGCGAAGTTGGTTTAAAGGTTTGATTGCTTTGTGTAGATACCCCAACACCATTCTGTTTGATGGGTCTACTAATCCACTTGTCACATGACAGATGGAATCCTTAGAAATCTTTACAGCAGTCTGGTTGCTTTGTGCTGTAATACCTTTTGGATGATAGACATAATATTCATTATACCCTTTTTCCATTTTCATATTTGTGCGCTGATCGGTCTGAGAAAACTTCTCACGCACCTTTTTAATTTTACGAGGGTCAATCTTACGGAGTTCTTTGATCCCATCTCGTGCTTTCTTCTCATCAATCATAATGTGATAGTACAAGCGACCATCGATATACCATTGACGGAAAATATCGTGTGCTAAATTATTGAAGTCGAGTAGTTTGGTGATATTGCCAAACTCTTCACGAATTCTGTCTTTAAGTGCTTTGGGTTCATCGATATCATCTAGGACGATATTTACTGGAGATTGATTGTCAACGATGATTGCTTCATTGACAATATCTTCAACAGCAGTATCACATTCAGGTTGCATGGACATTTCACGATACCGTGTGACCAATTCACCCTCTGATTTCGCAGCACCTTCTAAATCTACATATGTACCATACGAGCCGCCAGCGACGACCTCCATGGCACCATCATCATGTGTGGGTTGAACAAACGATTTAACAGTCTCTTCCTGTTTAATCTCTTCTTTTGTTCTTGAAATTTCAAATCCAAATAACTTTGCCATTATATCATTCCCTAAAGAGGTTTGTTATTATATTATTTATACAAACAAAAAACGGGGACCGAAGCCCCCGTTTCTAAAATTATGTGGTTATATTAACCGAATAGTGCGTTAGTAACCTGACCAACAACACCTTCACCTGCTTGCCAGTAATCATAAGCAAATGTTACATCGAAAGTTTCGACCGTATCATTTGTACCCCAATCTAGTGCGATTGAAGCAACTGTGATTGGAAAGATACCAACAAAGTTATAGGTACGGATTGGGGAACCTGTTTTAGCAAACTGTGTCACAGTAGCACTTGTTTTGTACTGTGCAGTAGTAGCAAGAGCAGGTGACCGTAGGTTGCTTTCAAGACCATTGATAGCATTAGACCAACGCTCCATACCGTCACGAATTTGGAAATCTTCATCGTTCATGATGGTGACAGTCCAATCGGGGAATGTTCTGTTACCAGCAAGTTTGACTTGACGACCAAAATAGTTGACTGTTGCTTGACCAATTGTTGCTTCAGGAATCTGAGCAGCCTGTACCATAAATGATGTTTTCACAAACGAACCAACGTCAACTGGATTGTTGATGGTTACTTGGAACAGATTAGGGCGAGCGCCACCAAATGCTAACTGTCCCTGAAACCCTGTGATATTAAATGCCATTTTTTTGACTCCTTATCTTTGTATTATTTATATTAAACCTGACCAACAACTTCACTAAAATCAACGCCAGTTCTAACTGCAACGAAGTTTAGTTGGATGAAATTGATTGAGCGGGCTGGTTTGATAAAGATGTCACCAATGAACTCGTTACGATCAGTGACTTCGGGTGTGTTGTTTGATTCGTCACAGACAACACGGAAGTCGGTGATACCACGACGACCCTGAACATCCCGTAGGAATGGTTCGACTAGGTTGACGAAGTTAGCACGAGTGAACTCATCGTTGAACTCAAACAAGGTAAACTTGGAAGCAGTAGAAATTGACTTCTCAAGAACGATGAAGAGTCTGCGGACATTAATCCGATCAAAGGCGCTTGGTTTGGCAAGAAGTGTCTTATCACCAAATAGAACTGTACCTTGACCTGGGAATGATACGACTGGGTTGACACCAGCCTTATAAAGAACATCACGCTCTGCTTTATTTGGATTGAAAGCAAGTTTAATAACATTCTTGATATTACCACGGTTGAAACCAGCAGGTGAAAACCATGGGTCACGCTGTTGATCTGTACGAACCATCGTTCCAGCAGTGTCACCGTTTAATGGTACATATCGATATATGTCGTTGAACTTATCATATTGATACTTCCAACCACTATCCATTACACCATATGAAGATGATGGGAGAGTGTTACGATATGCTACGATATCTTCTGCTTGCTTACCAGAATATAGTGCGTTGTTAACAACATCAGCACGCTCTGGTGATAGAATAGCAATACAATCTAAACGCTTCTCAGCAATATTATTAATGAGATGAACTGCACGAGTTTGGTTTGCAGCACCACCAAGAATGAATGAGATATCAACTTCATCCGTATTACTGAACTCGTCATAACCATTGATATAAGCAGCATTGCTTGGTTTTTGACCATCACGACCATTTACCATTGATACGCTTTGTGGAGTTGTTCCACCAGTAAATGTTGCTGTTGCTTTGCTGCCTGCATTAGTGTTGCTTGAATTATGACCAGCCCACCAGATATAATTAGAACGATTATTAATAACATTTACATAATAGATCGAATTACCTTCAGGTGATTTAGCATCTGATGCCATTGAAACAGAAGCATGGCGTTCAATGACCTGATTTTTAACACCAGTCCACTCGCCGTCTTCATCGATGATAGCGATATGCATCTCATCGCCTGAACCACCAGCAGTAGTAGCGAATGTTGAAGTGCCTGGAGCAGCATCAAACAAGTTGAAGTGTTCCCAACGACGCTTGACAGCAGCAGATTGAACTTGTGTGCTATCATCCGCTGTACCTAGTTGTTGACGAGTTGGTGCTGTCTCTAATGTAATCGAACCAGCAGCGACGGCAGAAACCTTTAGGTCACCACCAATATTGATAGTAGAAGTTGACAAAGCAATTCTATCACCAACCGTAACACCAGTCGATAGGTCGATATTTGGACCAGATGCTAGACTTGCAGAAGTATTAGCACCTTTAGTAAGAACTGTCGTACTACCAGCAGTGAAAACTAGGTTAGCAGATAGAGTTGATTCAAAAGCACTGGCAGATGCACAGACAGAAACTTCTAGTGAGTTACCGAGTTCACCTGGATACTTACCAACCCAGTCACCAACACCTGAGATACCAGAAGAATAATTTTCTTCATAGTGATCATCATTTTTGATGACGGTATTGATTGTGTTACCAGCATTTGCTGTAGAGTTACGAGCAGCAGTAGTATCTGAACCACTGTCACTTGGCTCAACAACACGGACAACCTGTAGGGCATTTGAATATGCTAGGAAGTTTGATGCTGTGAAGAAATCATCAGCAGTGTTTGCATTTGGTGTTTGAAAGTTATTGACCAATGAACTTTCGTCTGTTACTAAGACGATTTGCTCAGTTGGACCCCAACGAAAATGACCAGCAATACCGGCACCCGTTGTTTGTACGGCAGGAACGATAGTTGTGAGATCAATCTCACTTACATTCACGCCTGGGGATACTTGGAAAGGCATTTCTTTACTCCTTATGTTGAAGAAACGAACGTATCAATTCGTTTTTATTTATAAAATAACTAATTTACTTAGTTAATTAGACTAAATAATGACATGGAACATAGCAAAGAAACCAAAGATAAAATACGTCAAGCGAGATTAGGTCGCAAGTTTTCTGATGAAACAAAGCAGAAAATGAGCGATAGTCACCGTGGGAAGGTGCATAGCGAAGAGACAAAGAAAAAAATTAGTGAGTCCATGAAGCGTAAAAAGGAGTCAGCGACGATTATTAATCCTTGGTCAGACTAGTCATAGAACCCTCGTAAGTCATCTAGTGAATAGTGGTCCACTCGCTCTACCTGTGGTGTATCATCAATACCGTCATCATAGAAACCGAAAGGTAGCATCTCTTCATCCAATAATTCTTCTTTATCAGCAAGATATCTTTGACGAATATCAGAATTAGTCAGATCTTTGAAATACTCTTGACGAATAAGCCAACCAAATAATACAAGACACATTGCCAAGTCGTCATGATGCCCTTCGTCTGCTTCATAAGAATCTTTCTTTGAAATGAAGTTTGATAGTTCTTCTATAACATCAAAGTCCTCAATAACAATCTTTTGGTCCTCTACCAAGTCTTTGAGAGTAGAACAACCAATCCTTTTGACCTGTTTAGTTGTTCTGACACCAAGTTGTGTATTTTTACCAAAACCACCACCAATTCTTTGCCCTGCCCTACCTTTCATAGCAGTGATGAATAGATTTTCATACTCAAGGTCACGATATAAAATATTCGAAATCTGCTCACCAATATCGTTGATCTCCACTAGAACAAATGCTTTATTGAAATTGTTAGCAACATTATAGATAAGTTCAGGATAAATCAGAGGTGAGATATTTTTGTCTCTGTACTTGGCAACCACACGATATGGTATATCGCTTACGTCGATGACAACAAATGCTGAATAGTCACCACCCACACCTCTTGCGGTATCAACGACGATTACATACTCATGACCCTGTTGTATCTCTTCGTACTGGTCAAAGCCCTGTTTCTGAAACATGGGGCGAACGAATGCTAGGTTGCGAAGTGTGTTAGCGTTGATGAGAGTATTAGACGTGCCTAAGAAGTTACAAGCAAACTCCTGGTCAAAAGACTCCTCGCTTGTGTTGGCAATCTGCTGCATTTTCCAATCGTCATCACGCCCTGGTGTTTCCCACCAATTCACAGCAAGAGGAATGAAGTTGCTGCGTTCCTCTTCTGCTTCTACCCACATTTTATAGAAGTGATTCATGCCCTTTGGTGTAGACACGATAATCATTTTAGTTTCTGTACCAGATGAAATCGTAGGATAGACTGACTTGAAGAACTCATCAGCAATACCATGTTGAACGAATGCAAACTCATCTAAGAAGACAAGCGAGAAGGACTGACCACGAGCAGCAGAACCTGTAGTCGATGTAGCGAGAATTTTTGACCCATTCTCCACTTCGATAGAACCCTTGTTCCAAGTGAGAATACCCTGCTGTAACCATAGCGGTAAATGCTCGTATGCCTTCTTGATACGATCAAGGAGTTCTCTAGCCAGTTCTGCTTTGTTGGCAAGAACAGCAATATTTTTATCTGAATTAAATAAAAGATAGTGAAGAATGAAACCGACCACAGCAGTTGACTTACCAGACTGCCGTGGCATTTTTGTGATAACAAACCGATTGTTGTTGAATGTATCAATCATCCGCTCTTGATATTCATACAGGTCAAGAGGAATCAACCCATGGTCAACATGGACGATTTTGACAAACCTCTTAATAAAGTAAATCGGATCTTTGGCGCATTTTACATAATCTTGAATCTGGTCTTGTGTGAATTCAATATTCACCCCAACCTTTTTCAGATTAGGATTTGACAAATAGGCATCAGACATTATTTCTCACTTTTCAATTTTTCAATCTCTTCTCTATTTTTCTTGATAAATTCTTCATTCTTTTGAATATGAGCGTCTTGGGCAGCGTCAATCAATCGCTGAATACGAATGCCCTTCTCTTCCTCGGTATCCTTTTGTAACTCGGCATCAATGACCTTTTCGAGTTTTAGATACAGAATACGCTCATTGGGTACATATCGCCAGACATAACCACGGTCGCTGTATACGCCAAAGACTGTTTGTCGCATACCAATCTTCAGAATGGTTGCTTCGGCACCGTCCAGTAAGACCTTATCACCCTCGTTGAATGCTTTATCAAACTGAAATGCAATACCCTTTGATAGACTTGTTGCGAAGTCCTTGAACATGATAGCAATGATAACAGAGATTAGAACTGCTACCCATGGTAATATTGCATCCGTCATTTCCCATGACAGGCTAGATATCGTTGCTGGTTCCATCATCTTTTCCTTGGATTAGTTTCTGTAAGTCCGCAGTCGAACCGACAAACAAAGCATTATTGGTAATATTCTGTGCTGAAGGTTTGTCTTTCTCTTGCGTCAAATCTTTCTTTTTCTTTGCCAACTCAAGAAGATCTTTGTTAGTATCAGTAAGCGTTTTCATTAGATTGGTAGCAACTTCGAAGGCTCTTGGTGATTCGCTTTGTCTAGCAATCTCCATCACCCTGTCTAGGTCACCCATACCAGAGTCAATCAGATCTCTTAGATTACGCCGTGCATAATCATAATCATCATCTACATCCTTATTCGTATTGTCAGGTGGTAGGACTTCCTGTAGTGTAGAATCCACATCAAGCAACTCACCCATCTTATCGTTAAATCCCATGACTATCACCCATAAAAGAATGTGTTGGCAGCAAAACCATAGTCATCATCTGAATCGATTAGACTGCGATGGACAGATGCTGCACTGTTTGATGTTGGTAGACCATCAGCAGTAAGACCAGGAACGATAACTACTCGACTACTCTTCTCTGTATCTGGTGCTGTGTTAGCATAGAAGTCTACCTGTGTTCTTGTAATCACACCAGAGTTTGTAGTAGGTCCGTATAGATAACCCTTCATCGTGAAGTTTAGATCCCACATTAGAACACGGCGAGACATGAAATCTGCATCATACGAGTCTTGCAAACTCACACTATTTAACACCGTTGGAATATCCATTGAGATATCCATATCAGGCATAATATTGACTGACATATTCCATTCTGGCTTGAAGTATGGTAAAATCTGCTCTAAGATCTGTGTGCCATCGTCTGCATTCTTCACCATGATAGATAACGTGAAATCGATATTGTATGGGACTGGTGTGTATTGTGTTCTCAATAAAGTCTTATCTGAAAATACAAATGAGTTTTTCTGTGTTGAGTTTAACTTTCTGATTGGGTCGTAATTGATACCTGTCAACTCGAAACCTAAACGTGGTAGTGAAATAGCAATCTCTCTGTCTAGGTTGGGGTCAGTATCCAATCGTACTAGAAACTTTTGCTTTGGTCCATAGGCAAT